GGTATGTATAGATATATATACCCGCTCGGTGGCCCCATCCCCACACACTGAGCACACACACGAAAGGAGCACTCATGGGTACTTACACCGTTACCGGCAACGTCAACACGCTACCCGAGGTCTATGCAGACGCAGACGGCGGGAGCACTTCTACCGGCGTGACTGTCATCATCGACGACGCCAAGGTCGTCAACAAGCTCGAAGCCTCGCAGGTTCTTCGTGCCGTCGAAGCCAGAATCCTCTCCGATACCGTCTACCCGCCAGCATAGCCTGACCACCTGCGACTGGTGCGGCCAGGTGACAAGGCTTGTCTGGTTGCATGGTCATGCCCAGTGCGGATCGTGCCATCGTGTCTTGATCGAATGCTGCCAGGGTGAGCAGACGTAATGGAAGCGCTTATTCTCGCGATCGGCGTGAAGGCTTGCTGTATTGGCAGCGCGACCATCGGCGGTGCATGCAACTGGGCTGTCAATCGTGCCATCAAGTGGATCGACCTTGTTATCGCCATTGGCGTGGGATGGATCGCTGCCGAGCTGTTCCTACCACCTGTGATGATGCACTACGAATTAGACATCACCTGGGGTCCGGCGCTCTCGTTTCTGATTGGCTTTTCAGCCATACGCCTACTGCCAGTAATTGAAGCGCGGATACGGAAGCTGATCGAGAAATCGTGACCGAAATAGAGATCCCTTACGCGCCAAGGGACTTGCAGGCTTACTTACACCAGGAGATATCCAGAAAGCGCTGGTCCTGCCTGGTCCTGCACAGGCGGGCAGGCAAGTCTGTCATGTGCATCAATCATCTCATACGGGATGCTGTCACCACAGACCTGGACAATGCCCGATTTGCGTTCCTGACCGGGACGTACAAGCAGGCGAAGTCGATCATGTGGGACTACACGAAGCAGTTCTGCAAGCCGATACCTGGCACGCGGTATCACGAGACGGAGCTCAGGGTCGATTTGCCGAATGGCTCAAGGATCGAGCTCCTGGGCGCGGATAACTATCAGACGCTCAGGGGCAGATATTTCGACGGCATCGTGCTCGATGAGTATGCAGACATGCCTGAGCCTGTCCTACCTGAGATCGTCAGGCCAGCGCTGTCTGATCGCAAGGGTTACATGATCGCGATCGGTACACCGCGAGGACACAACGCATTTTATGAGCTGTACCGGGAAGCTGTGAACAGCCCCGATCACTGGTTCGCTTATCTGGCCGGTGCTTCGAGCACAAAGATACTTCCTGAAGACGAGCTTGAAGCCGCCAGGACGATGATGTCCGAGGATGCTTACGCCCAGGAGTTCGAGTGTTCCTGGGTCGCCAACGTGCCCGGCAGCATCTGGGGCAAGGAACTGCAGAAGATCGAGGAAGACGGGCAGATTACAGAGGTGCCATACGACCCGGCGCATCCTGTTCATACGGCCTGGGATTTGGGTGTCGCGGACGCGACGGCGATATGGTTCTACCAGATTGTTGGGAGAGCGATACATGTTATTGATTATTATGAAGAAAGGGGCGAAGGCCTGCCGCATTTCGCTCGCGTTCTCGATGAGCGTGATTATCTATACGGTCGTCACTATGCCCCTCCTGATATTGCGGTACGTGAGCTGGGGACTGGCCGCAGCCGCATCGAAACTGCATACGACCTCGGAATCACTTTTCGAGTGGTGCGAAAACTACCGGTCGAGGATGGTCTCCACGCTGCGGCGATAACGATACCGAAGACATTCTTTGACAGGCGTACATGCGAGCACGGCCTCGAAGCTCTCAGGCACTATCATCGTGCATATAACGAGCGGACCAGGTCTTTCAGGATGACGCCTGTTCACGATTGGTCGTCTCATGCCGCCGACGCTTTCAGATACATGTGCGTCGGTATTGAAGACGATGCGAGGTTCCCCGGGCGCGCGCCGCAGGCGCATGCCGAAATGGAATATCAGGTCTTTGCGTGACGCTTGGAGAGACTGATCACATAGAGCTGCTGCTCGATGAGACTGAAGACCCTTACATGGGGCCGATCGATTACGAGATCGCTGCCTGGATTGAAGAGCGGGTGCCGTACACGCAGAACCTGGAGCCGTGCAGATGCATAGCCTTCAGAGAGCGTGGCGGGCCGATCCTCTACGGCGGTGCTTTTAACGAATTCAGAGGGCGCGACGTTCAGTACCACGCGGCCTGTGACGACCCGTCCGTGCTCACCCGATCGAGGGTGCAGTTGTTATTTCGCTATCCATTCGAGCAGCTCGGCGTTGAACGCATTTCATGTGTGATTGCTGCGAGCAATAAGAGAAGCCGCAGGGTTGTTGAAGGCCTGGGCTGGGCGCACGAAGGCACGATCAGAAGTTTCTACGCCGACGATGAAGATGGCGCTCTATACGGAATTTTGAAATCAGAATGTCGATGGATTTGATCAATGGGTAAATCAGCGCCGACACCCTCCCTACCGCCGCCACCTCCTCCACCGCCGACGACTCCTGTTCGCGCTATTGGCGATTCTGAAGACAGGACGCCGACAGAGGTTCTGGCAGAGCGTGAAGAAGAGCGCGAGGCCGTGGTTACCTCGCCGGATACTGAGCCGACGCCGATGCCACAACGCGAGCGCATCATGCCTGCCTCAGTGATCGATACAGAGACGGCGGGCCGGAAGACTGAGCGCGAAGTCGCTAGTCGAAAAGGACGCCGCGCCACAAGAAAGACAGGGCCACAAGGTCTTCTTTCACCCGCGCCGGTCATCAAGAGAGGCCTGATGGGTTACTGATATGAGTAAAGTTGTTGAAACAATCGCCAAACCGTTTGCCAGATTCTTTGGCCCAAAGCCGCCGCCACAAAAGTTGCCTGCCGGTTATGAGTATAAGGAAACGGTCGGCGATCCATTCTATGAACGCAGAGGTCAGGAAGGCGAGAGTGAACGCCTGACCCCCGATCAATTCAAGCGGCTGAAGGGCACGCAGGTGTCCGCAGATAACGACCCGACGCAGGGTTTTAAGCTCGTGACGCCCAGATCATTCCAGGTCGTGCCGATCCAGCGCGCTGCTCCAGCTCCAGCTCCGGCTCCAGCGCCAGCTCCAGCACCAAGAGAGGGCCGCGCACCTGCACCACCAGCTCCACAACCAGCTCCAGCTCCAGCTACCCCAGCTCCCGCGCCACGTCGAACTACAACACCTACTACGCCCGCGCCCGCGCCTGCTGCGCCATCGGTGCCTCCCTCACCGATGGGCACTCCGGCTCCAACAGTTATTCCTCCTCCTGGTGGACCGCAGCCATCGCAGCCAGCGCAACCGAGTACACCTGCCAGGCCTGCGGTGCAGGCAGTCACGCCCCGTCCCGTTATCTCGGGGGCAAGCCCTTCGACCACAACGGCGGCACCAGGCAGGCCTCGGGGGCGCGGTCGTAGCCGATTCGTCAGGACAACGCCGGTCGGTCTGTCTAGGCAGGCACTTACGCAGAAGAAAACTCTGTTAGGCGGATAGATGGCTAGAAACGAACGCGAGAAAGAAAAAGTCGGCACCCTGCTCAACAGGTTCTCCACGCTCAAGACACAGCGCAGCGTCTGGGAAAATCACTGGCAGGAAATCGCCGACTATATGGTTCCGCGCAAGGCGGACATCACCCGGAAGAGAACGGACGGAGATAAGAGAACAGAGAAGATATTTGACGGCACTGCCATTCATGCTGCCGAGCTGCTTACCGCTTCACTGCACGGAATGCTGACCTCGGCATCGATGCCCTGGTTCTCTCTGCGATTTACCGATCCGATGCTCGATGGCGATGATCTCGCGAAAGAGTGGCTCGAAGGTGCTGAGAAGGCCATGTACGACGCCTTCGCCCGATCGAACTTTCAGGAACAGGTTCACGAGCTCTACGCAGACCTGGTCGCCTTCGGCACCGCTGTCATGTTCATCGATTCTGATGACATCACGCAGCTCAGGTATTCAACCAGGCATATCGCTGAATGTTATCTCGCTGAAGACGAACACGGTCGGGTCGATACGGTCGTGCGGAAATATAAAATGTCCGGCAGGGATGCTCGGACGCTGTGGGGTGATGATGTCGGCCCGGCATTGAAGGGAAGGATTAAAGACAACCCCTACGAGATGCTTGAGCTCCTGCACTATGTGCAGCCGCGAGACGAACGAGATCCTGGCATCAAAGACAACATGAACATGCCGTGGATGTCGTGCCACATAGATCCTGAGAACAAGTGGCTCATCGCTGAGTCGGGCTTTGATGAGTTCCCTTATGTCGCTCCGAGATTCCTCAAGGCCTCGTTCGAGCAGGGTTACGGAAGATCGTGTGCAATGACGGCATTGCCTGACACGAAGATGTTACAAGAAATGTCAAAGACGACGATCAAGTCTGCACAGAAGCAGGTTGATCCTCCCCTGCTCGTCCCTGATGACGGCTTCGTCCTGCCGGTCCGCGTTACACCAGGCGGGCTGAATTTCTACCGATCGGGGACAAGGGATCGCATCGAGCCCTTGATGACCGGTGCTAACACACCGCTGGGCCTGAATATCGAAGAGCAACGCCGCAACGCTATACGTCAGGCATTCTTTGTCGATCAGCTCATGCTGCGTGAGTCGCCAAACATGACTGCAACAGAAGTCATTGCCAGAAACGAAGAGAAGATGCGTCTGCTCGGCCCAGTGCTCGGAAGGCTGCAGGCAGAGATGTTGCAACCTCTGATCACCCGTTCCTTCAATCTTTTAGCGAAGCAGAAGATATTCGAGCCAGCACCGGAGTATCTGCAGACCGGGAATATAGACATCGAGTACGTCTCACCGCTGGCGAAGGCGCAGCGTCAGGGCGAGTTGAACTCCACCATGCGGATGTTCGAGATCCTCAACCCGCTGGCACAGCTCGACCCCTCGATCTTCGACTACATCGACATGGATGGCCTGGTGCAGTTCGTGACCAAGACGGTCGGCGTTCCGGCCAGCGTCCTGCGTCCTGAAGGCGAAGTGATGGCGATGCGTGAGGAGCGTGCGCAGCAGCAGGCTCAGCAGGCGCAGCTCGATCAGGCCAGCCAGGTCGCTGATGCGGCAGGTGCGGCAGCTCCCGCGTTGAAAGCTGTCGGCGGTATGACGCAGCAATGACGCCACAGGAAATTCAGAATCTGAGGAATGCTTACCGTCTTGTGTTCGGCACGACGGACGGTCAGAGGGTTCTCAGCGACCTGCAGGCCAGATGCAATTTTTACCAGACGACATGGAGCGAGAAGCCTGGCGAGACTTTCTTCCTGGAAGGCCAGCGTCACGTTGTCCTGTGGATCATGGACATGCTGAGAGACGACGACAATCGAGAGAGACCAACACAAGCAGAGGAGTAAATCGTGAGTGATGTCGCAGAAGCTCAAGAGGTAGCCCCCGAGGGGTCTGGCGAGTCTGCAAGTGCAGATTGGAAGACCGGGCTGTCCGAGGAATTGCAACGCGATCCGTCGATCGCGCACATCCCCGACGTGCAGACGATGGCGCAGAGTTACGTCAACGCTCAGCGCATGGTCGGCGCGGACAAGATCGCCATCCCCGGGACACACGGCACCGAAGAGGAATGGAACCAGGTCTATTCAAAACTTGGTCGTCCTGAAGCGCCAGAAGGCTATGAGCTCGAAATGAATAACGTCCCTGACGGGATGGATGCGAACCCGGAGCTGATCGGATGGTTCCAGCAAACCGCTCACAAAGTGGGGCTGACACCGCAGCAAGCTCAGACGCTCGCCGATGAATACAACTCGATGGCGGGTGTCGCCGAGCAGTCGCCGGGCGATGCAGCGATCGAGGCCGAGGCACGCGAGCAGGAAGGCATTCGCGAGCTGCAGAAGGAATACGGGAAGGCTTTTGATAACAAGGTTGGCATTGCCAAGGCTGTCATGCAGGAACACGGCGGTGATGGTCTCCTCGAACTCACGCTCGAAGACGGCAGGCCTCTGGGATCGCACCCTGACCTTGTCCGCACGTTCGCAAACATTGGAGACATGATGCGCGCCAAGCTCGGTGAGGACTCGATTAAAGCTCCAAAGTCAGACGGCTCGATCACGCCTGATGACGCGCAGCGCGAGCTCGCAAAAATTGAGACGCCGGGCGGTCCCTACTGGGATCGAAATCATCCAGGGCATTCGGCAGCGGTAGCCGATGCTCTCAGATTAAGGGAGTTCGTACATGGCGATGACCCCGTATAAAGACGCTGACCTGCAGGTCATGCAGCTCCGCGCGAAGGTTTTAGAGACGGCCTTGCATTCGGCATCGGTAAACACGATCAAGTCACCGATGGAGTATTGCGAGGAGTTGTGGTCTTGGGTCGCGGACGTGGGACAACCGGAAGAAGCACCGGCCCCGAAGACGCGAGCCAGGCGTGCAACGAAGAAGTCAGGGTAGCGTCAGTAGCGTCCTGCTGACTGCTGGAAAGACAGCGGAGTAGTCGGCCTAACCGGCAGGAAGGTCCGCGATCCTGCGGATAGCCCTCTGAGAACTCTCGTTCTTGGAGACCTCAATGAGTACGCAGATCACTACTGCGTTCGTCAATCAATTCTCCGCAAACGTCGCCCTGTTGGCGCAGCAACGTGGTTCGCTGCTCCGCAAGGCCGTTCGCGTGGAAACGGTGACGGGCGAGAAGGCGTTCTTTGATCAGGTTGGTTCCGCCGCCGCAATTCAACGCACATCGCGGCATGCGGATACGCCATTGGTAAACTAGTTGCCTGGCAGGTTGGAAACAGCTTGCTGAAAATCGCTCAAATTCGGGGAAGCCTTTAATCTGGTGATCCCGAGCCAAGCCGCAAAGCGGAAGGTGTAGAGACTTAACGGGCGAAACCGTAACGCTACGGGCGACGGTCAAGAGAAAGTCCAGACCACAAACAGCATTTTTGCTGGCGGCGAAAGCCGTAGCGGGTATGAACGACGCCTCACTCACGTCGGCAAGTCGCGCTGACAGACTATGAGTGGGCCGACCTGATTGACGATCAAGACAAGGTGAGGATGTTGGCTGATCCAACATCGACTTATGCCCAGGCAGCAGCCGCAGGCTTAGGTCGTGCAATGGATGATGTCATCATCGATGCCGCAATAGGCACGGCGAAAACGGGTGCTTCGGGTAGCACCTCGACGACGTTGCCTGCTGGTCAGAAAATTGCTCACGGCTCTGCGGGCTTGACGATTGCCAAGCTCATCAGCGCGAAGAAAATCTTGGATGCAAACGACGTTGATCCAAGTATCAAGCGCTGGATTGCAGTAAGTCCTGAGCAGATTGAAGACCTGCTCAACAACACGACAGTAACGAGCTCAGACTTCAACACGGTAAAAGCTCTCGCAACTGGCGAGGTCAATTCCTACGTTGGATTCGAGTTCATCGTTACTAATCGGCTGGATGATGACGGCACCTCCCGCCAGGTAATCGCCTGGGCAGAGGACGGCATCACTCTCGCCGTTGGTAAAGACATGTCAGCGCGAATCGACGAGCGTGCGGACAAGAGTTATTCCACCCAAGTGTATGCCGCAATGTCGATTGGCTGCACGAGGATGGAAGAAGAGAAAGTCGTCGAAATCGCGTGCAACGAGTAGACAGGAAAGGAATGACAGATGGCTAACGTCAATACTGATCTCGTCACGAATTTCTTGGCGAGCCCGCCCGTTCATAACCCTACGCATGAACTCGGTGGATCAATGCGCGTTGCTTGCGGAACGGTGGCTCTGGCCGCTGGCGATTTATCTGCAAGCGATACCGTAATGTTGGCGCAAGTCCCGACCAATGCCGCTGTTGTAAGCATCAAGCTCTACAACGACGACCTTGATTCGGGTACGACCAACACTTGCAATGTCGGCCTTTACACCGCCGATGGAGACGTAACTGCCAAGGATGCAGACTGCTATGCCAGCGCAATTACAGACCTTCGGGCTGCTGTGTTGACAGGTACAGAAGTTGCGTTCGAGGCTCGCAATGTGAACCTCATGGGCCAGCAGGTCTTTGAGGATGCTGGCGACAGCACCGACCCAGGTGGCTACTACCTGATTGGTCTGGCGTTCCCGGCAGCAGGTGACACGGCTGGCGATTTGAGCTGGCTCATCACCTACATTCTCGACTGAGTATCGGGGGGGCTTCGGCCCCCCCTCTTTCTTTTTGAGGATTCTGCATGACATCGAATGTGGACATCGTAAACAGTGCGCTAAACATGGTCGGTAGCTCGATCATCACGTCGCTGACCGAGGACTCTAAGGCCGCGCGTGTCTGCAATCAGCGCTACACGTTCATCCGCGATGCCGTGTTCCGCGCGCATCCCTGGAATTGCCTGATCCGCAGGGTCAAGTTGGGGCAGGATGCTACCGCTCCCGTGTACAAGTTCGCCTACCGATATAGCTTGCCCTCCGACCCTTACTGCCTGCGCGTTCTCACGATCTCGGATGATGGAGACGACGAGCGGCGAGACATCGAGTTCAAGGTCGAGGGCAATCGCTACCTGCTGACGGATGAGGGGACGGTTTACATTCAGTACGTCGCTCGCGATGAAGACCCCAACATGTACGATTTCCTACTGATCGAAGCTCTGGCTGCGCGCCTGGCGTCAGACATCGCCTACCCGCTGGTTGGGTCAAGCACCCTCAGCACCAACATGTTCGCGATGTACGAGATCAAGCTCAAGGAAGCGCGGTTTGCGGACGCCCAGGAGGGCTATCCAGACGCGATCGTTGCAGACACATTTATTGAAGCGCGATTCTAAATGGCGCAGGCGTCTCCTGCATTCACCGCTTTCACGGCTGGTGAGTTCTCTCCGCGTCTTCATGGCAGAACCGACCTGGCGAAGTATGGTTCTGCTGCGGAAGAGATAGAAAACTTCATCGTCCATCCCCACGGCGGTCTGACCCGGCGACCTGGCACCGAGTATATCGGGGAGATTAAAAACTCATCGGCGCAGAGCAGACTCATACCCTTCGAGTTCTCTACCACCCAGGCGTACATCCTTGAATTCGGCAATTTATATATGCGCGTCTACAAGGATGGCGGCAGGGTCGTTGAGGGCAACAAGACGATTACTGCAATTACAAAGGCAAACCCAGCAGTCGTGACCGCGACCTCACACGGCTACGACGATGATGAGCATGTTGTCATCAGCTCAGTCGCAGGCATGACGCAGGTGAATGCACGCACTTTCAAGATCGACAACAAGACGACAAATACGTTCGAGCTTGCCGGAATTGATAGCAGAGATTACTCGACCTACACCTCCGGCGGCGTGGCGAATGTCGTCTATGAAATCGCGACGCCTTACACGACCGCGCAGCTTCGAGCCTTGAAGTTCGCGCAGTCAGCGGACGTTATGTACATCTGCCACCCAAGCGTCAGCACGCGGTCGCTGACCAGGACGGATCACGATGCCTGGACGTTAAGCGAAGTGGATTTCGTCAACGGCCCGTTCCTCGACGCTAACGTCACGACGACAACGATTACGCCCAACGCCCGATCTGGCAGCGGTGCAACGCTGACTGCTTCCGCAAGTCTGTTCGCCTCGACCGATGTCGGACGGCTCGTGAAGATATTCAACGGCTATTTTGAGATCACCGCCTTCAGCTCGGCGACAGTGGTCACTGCGACCGTGGGCACGATGCCGGACGGCACTGCAGAGATCCTGCCAAGTTATACGGCGACGACGATCAGTTTTACGGAAGGCGATCCTGACTCGACAGGCCTGGAACACAACGATCGTTTGACAGACACCGGGAGGAACTTCATCGACGAAGGCTTCACCGCCAACATGGTCGTCACCATCACGGGAAGCACCTCGAACAATAAGGCAGTGAAGATCGTCCAGGTGACTGACGATACGATGCTTCTCAAGCCTGCCGATGATCTGGTGACAGAGGCTGCAGGCGACACGGTCACGATCGTGGGAACGCTCGGCGCGACAACGGATTGGGCGCTGGGTCACTGGTCAACGACGACCGGCTTCCCTGGCGCTGTATCATTCTATGAAGAGCGTCTGGTCTTTGCCGGTTCTACGGATTACCCGCAGACGCTGTGGTTCTCCAGTTCCGGCGATTATGAAAACTTCACCGGCTCAGAGGTCGATGGTTCGGTCATCGATACGAACGCGCTGACCTATACGATTGCTTCCAATCAGGTGAATGCTATTCGCTACCTGTCAGCGACGAGATCACTACTCGTCGGCACGGTCGGCGGCGAATTCGCGGTGAGGGCATCGGGTGCGGACAGTCCGCTGACGCCGACCAACGCGCAGATCAAAAGGCAATGCAGTTATGGCTCGGCAGATGTCCGGCCTGAGACAGTGGCAAACGTCACGCTGTTTCTGCATCGCAATTCGAGAAAGGTGCAGGAGCTCGTATTCGATTTCGATAGCGACTCTTATAAAGCGCCTGACCTGACGATCCTGTCGGAGCATGTCACCGAGAGCGGCATCGTCGAGATGGCCTACATGAAAGAGCCGGACTCAATCCTCTGGTGCGTTCGTGACGATGGTGTCCTGGCGGCGATGACGTACCGCCGCGACGAAGATGTCGTCGCCTGGCACCGGCACAAGATCGCGGGGAAGTTTACGAAATCGGCGGTTGATTATACTTACGGTCATGTTGAATCGATCGCGTCGATCCCCGGCACCGCGAGTGAGGATGAGCTCTGGGTCATAGTCGCGCGGACTGTAGATGTACCGTTGCTTCTCAGCGCAGGCGCGGACACGACAAACAATCGGATCAATGCAACCAATCATGGCTTATCGACAGGCACCGCCATCACGTTCGATACCAACGGCGTCGTGCCCACGGGCGCGCAGGCTGGAGATGACACCAATATCTTCAAGGCCGATGGCGCGACGGTCTATTTCGCGCGCAACGTATCGACCAATGTCTTTTCAATATTCATTGATTCTGCTGGTGCGTCTGCAGATACAGATGCGAAGAAGATAGCTTTCTCAGACGCTGGCACTGGCACCATGACGGTCTATGCATCAACTAGGACGACCGCGACCAAGAGATACGTCGAGCGGTTCAAGCTGTTTGATTTCGGCACCGATGTCGCTGATGCGTTCTATGTTGATAGCGGCCTCACATACTCAGGCACCGCTGCCTCGACACTGACAGGCGTCGAGCATTTGCGAGGTTTCGACGTTGAAGTCCTGGCAAACGGCGCGACACATCCAACGCGGCACCCTGCTGCAGACCCATCTCAGATTGTGCTGGAACGGACGACGACATCGGCGCACGTCGGCCTGCCGTTCACATCTCACCTGCTGACACTGCGGGTGGATGCTGGATCACAGGAAGGCACCAGCCAGGGAAAGACTAAACGCATTTCAGACGTGTCTGTCCGCCTGTATCGAACAGTTGGCTTGCTCGTCGGCGAAAGCTCCACGGTCAATGACCGCGTTCCGTTCAGAGATTCATCCATGGCGATGGATACGGCGGTGCCGTTGTTCACCGGAGATAAAGATATCGAGTTCGACGGTGGCTACGGACATGAGGGTCAGATCTACATAGCGCAGAACCAGGCGTTGCCGATGACGATCATCGGCGTCTATCCGAGACTGCAGACCTTCGATCGTTGAACCTCAAACAGTTCGAGGTCAGGCATGCCGAGGAGGAGATGGCCGGTGAGGAGCCGGTGCCAGGCTTCTATCTACATATGGCGCAGATGCGCGTTCAAGGAATGAGCTGGAGCGCTGAGGTCGATGGCAGGATCGTCGCCAGCGCTGGTCTGGTCCCGTTGTGGAAGGGAGTGGCCGAGGCCTGGATGATTTCTTCCGACGATGTCGGGCGGCATCAGATCAAGGTCGCTCGGCAAATACGCACAATGTTTGATGACGTGATGTGGCAGCGCGGGATTTACCGCGCGCAGGCGAACATCCATCACAAGTTTGAGAAAGCGATACGCCTGGCCGAATGGCTGGGCTTCGAGCGCGAGGGCCTCATGCGTCGTTTCGGCGTTGAGGGTGCCGATTATTTTAGATACGCGAAGGTTTTGGATGCCAGCCATTAAACTCGTACTAGCAGGCGTAGCTGCAGCAACAGCCGTCGTGGGCGGCGTTATGGCATCGCGGTCATATCGCCAAGCGGCCAAAACCGAAGAGCAGGTCGGCACCTATAACCAGACGCTCGCTGAGCGTGATGCGAAGATTAAAGAGCAGCAGGCGCGTGAGATCGGTCAGATCAATCTGCTCGATCGTCAAGATGACGCGCAAGAATTTGCAGACCTGCAGGCAGGGACGGAGCTCGCGCTACAGCACAACGGATGGATGCTGGAGGGCTCAGCCGCCCTGCAGCTCGCGTATAATGCTGACGAGTTTGAGGACCAGCAGCGCCGCAATGATTACGCCATGCGAGTAAGCGCAGATGCTCAGCGTGAGGGAGCGGTTCAAGATCGACTGAGGGGTAACCTTGAACAATTGAGCGGTGCATCGCGAGGTGCAGCACTTCGCACTCAGGCCACGCAGAGTCTGCTCGGCGGCGCGAGCAAAGCTGCCTCTATATTTATGAGGGCTTAGCCGATGGAGGTTCCGAAATATCGAGCAACGGCCAAGCGCGTGGTGGGTGTGCCGGGTCAGCAAATGACCGTGAAAGCTCCTGCTGGCGTCTTCTCGGCACCGGCACGGGCAGAAGCTGCAGCGTGGGAAGACCTGAGTAACAAGGCTGCACAGTGGGGTCAGGTTGCGTACACGCTCCACCGCAACGGCGTGATTGCTGGGGCGAAATCGAAAAATGAAGCTAAGATCGATGACGTATTTACGGAGGCGCAGCGTCGGCCTGTTAACGATCCCAAATACATGGACAAAGGCGGCATTCTCGGCTGGTTCGATGAGCAGATAAGCAATTACGGCAAGACTGTCGGCAATGACATCTTCGACCCTCTCACCAGAACTCAAGTGCAATCGAATTATGCCGCACACTTGGCTGATAAACGGCGCACCCTCAGCACGTTCTACGCCGGTCGCCTGACGAATGAAGCTGCGGCAGATATAGCCGCTGGCACAGAAGAAGCTATTACGGCTGCAGCAAATGCATTGCCGCCTGATTGGAATGGCGACACAAACACGCTGCCTCTCAATGTTATCTCAAATATTAACGCAATAAACGCGTTACAGGACACTGGGGCGAAGACCAACGTTATTGATTTCACGGCAGCGCAGAAGACGAAGCTAACCGCGCAGAGCAGGATAGCATTGAGCGCTGTCAATCAGCGGAACCTGATGGCTCGAACGGCAGATCAGGTGGAGGAGTTGCTGACGCAGGTTGAAGACCCCAACAACTACAGGTGGCTCAAGGTCAAAGATCGCGACCGCCTGAGAGGACAACTGGATAGAAAGAAGTACCGCCTTCTGCGAGACGAGCAGGCCCAGGAAACGGCAGACCGAGCCGAGCGCGCGCGGCAGTTGAAGGCGGATCAGGCGGAGAGCCACAACATACTATTGCTGAGAGCTGCGGACGGTGATTTGAGTCTTGAAGACGTGCGTGAAGTTGTCGATTCAAAACCCAACTCGCAAGGTTTGGCACCAGCAGCGACAGCCGCTCTGACCGTTATGGCGTTGAAGGCGGGGCCGCTGGAAAGCGATGGAATCTTCAAGAGCGCTCTGTATATGGATCTCGTGACGACTGCTTCCGCTTCTGAAGTAGCTCCGCAAACCAAAGCCCATGTGATTGATGGGCTGCTTGATAAAGCTCATAAGACGGTCGGGCGTGGCCGGGAGTCCTTGCTGACGCATAGTGATTATGTGGCCTTTGCTAAGTACGCGAAGCAGATACGCAGTGAAGAGAGAGATAGTGGCGAAGTGGCACGCTATCTGGGTTATGCCAGATCGGCAGCAGGCGAAACGCCTGATGGAATAGAGGAGAACAAGGTGCCACAGGTTGCGGAAGCGACTCGTATTTACTGGCAAAGTATCTCCGCAGGCTCAACTCCAACAACGGCGTTTAATGACGTTGTCAATAGCGTTCTAAACATTGACGACCCGCCACAGTTCCACCCGGCATACCTGCCTCGCAGCATCCCTGACACGGAATTCCCACGAGATGCGAGTACCTGGACACAAGATACTGTGACGGCAGCTAAAAATTGGGCGAAGGAAAATAGAGCTCGGCTGGGCCTCACAAAATTTCGGGCACTGTCGAAGAGCATCGAAGAGATTAGTGAATCAGTTCTGGGCCGTCAGCAAGACCGACTAGAAAACCTTAAAGTTACCACGCCGGGATCTTAAAAAATGACCGACGTATCAGACGCATCAATTGTTGTCGGCGACCTTCCCGATCCCGATCTGCCCAAGATCGATCTGCCTCAGATTGCAGAACCTGTTTATGAGCAGGAAGCGGGTGAGCCGCTGCGGATGACGCTGACAGAGGGTGTGGTCGAGGAGACAGAGCTTGAGCCCGTCGAGGAGACAGAGCTTGAGCCGGTCGAACCAATCTCCCTTCCGCCAGACGAGTATGAAGATCAGGATTGGGTGCGCTCGTATCACGGTAAAAGGATGGACAACCGTCGTGTGTTGACTAGTCCTGACGCTCAGGATTTCGAGAACCAGGGCATCGATCCACGCAACCTTCTCGATGACGATGCGTTCGATGGTGCCGTCAAATTCTACGATCGTGTGATGGAGCCCTACGCCGAAGTCGGTCGTACCATCCTCGATGTAAATCAGGAGACGGGACGCGCCCTGTGGTCAGGAATACACAGCGCAGCGCAGGGTTTTCTGGATATCACCCATGAGATGAGTGAACTCTTGTATGACATTCCTGGCACGACTCCTAATATTCTCCGACAGTTCGGCGTCGATCCCGTTGTCATCTGGGATGATCAGGGACTGCGTCTGACCGATGAGCGCCCTGACAATTACGAGGCGTACACTCTGCCGAAGTTCTTCACTGATCCGCAGACAATGGTCGGGCAGATCGGCGCTGATCTCACGCACTTCGTGGCGGCGATGGGAGCATTCAGTCTTGGCACGCTCGGGACCATACCATACGGCACCGCTCGCTTCATGGCATTGGGCGGAATCGCTGATGCGCTGTTTGATCCCGAAGAAGGAAACTTCTCGACAATGCTCATGGAGCTGGGTGTCGAACCAGATGCCGTGCTTTTATATCTCGGCACGCCGGTCGGTGAAGATGCGGACGCAGCGGAGCGTCTGGGGCAGCGGATCAAGAATGCGTTCGAGGGTGCTGCAATCGGCCTGCCCTTCGATCTTGCCGTGCCTTTTTTCAAAGCCTTCCAGGCGCTCAAGGGCAATCCTGACAACCGGCAACGGGCAATCGACCATCTGTCGAGAAAGCTCGGTTTACCGACTGAAGCAGCGCCTACGTCTGCTGATCTTGATGTTGCCATGCCTGCGCCAGCCCCCACTGGACCCAGGCAACTGCCGCTGGTGCCTGACGAGCCGCGTCAGACCGCTGCCGATCTTCCTGGTACGCCTGTCGCTGAAATGCCGCCGAAACCGCTTTTTGCACATGACCTGGACGAACTTGGCTTCTACTCCGCCGCCTTGCGTGCTGCCCGGGAGCTGAAACAGGAGAAGGGAACGCCCACGCAGATGCGGGCAGCGCTGCTTAAAGTTGCCGGTGTCAAAGAAGAAGAGCTCGTCTGGACGGGCCTCGATGACCTGTTTGATCGGCGCATCCTCGAGGGGAAAAAGGCGCGGATCACGAAGCAGGAGATCATCGAGCATCTCAGAGAAAATCGCGTGGAGATCGAAGAAATTGAAGGCGTGAAGGTCGAGCGTGGTGGTCGTGAAGACTATGAAGTTCAGGAAGGCACTGTGCCTACTGCTTGGAGTTCAGAAGTCGTCGATGATCCCGAATGGGTAGATTCTATAGCCAGCGATATGCAATACGACCTCAAGAGCAATCTGCATCACAAAGTAATGCTACCAGTAATTAAAAAAGAGATTATCGACAACTTCGCTCTGTCACCGTCAATTAAGGCCCGTATTGATCTTGGTGATAATGTAATGGAACAAATCGCGCCGTTCATTGATAATTTTATGGGCGATACTGACTTTACACTTCCAACGACATTCGACGTAGAAATGGACGCATTAGCAACGCGCGTTTCACAAGTGATTGGTGTCGATCGTGAGACGCTGCCAACGTGGGATGAGATTCTTACGGATATTGATGAGAACGGAGAAACAACTGACGCTCTAATAGAAGTCGCCCAAGAATATTATCAAAAGAATCCTCTTTATGAGTATTTCGACGAATCGGGTCACGGCTACTCCATCACAGGCAATGTTGATGTTGAATATACGTTAAAGACGCCAAGTGGCGACACATCTCACCACGGGGAGTTAAGCGAGGCACAGGCAGCGGCTATAGAAGACGCCTATGATCACGATCTCGTCTCGTACGACACCCATGGCGGTTATTTCGAGCCGGAGTATATGGGCTATACGATGACTGGGAGTGAGAGCGAAAACTACCGGGAGCTGCTTTTCAAGTTTCCGACCTCGATGGGTCCATATCGACACGGTCATTTTACAGATGACTTTGCTGAGGGTTTCACATCGCGTGATCTGGGAGAGGCCACAAA